GAAGAGCGGCAAGATGACCCTGTCCCCGCAGTGCAAACACCTTAAAGCGTACATGATGACTTATTCGTGGGAACTCCAGCACAAGAAGGAGCAGAAGGACATGAAGCACCTTCTTGATTCGGCACGCTACCCAACGACGTACCTCTTCCCGGTCATGAAGCCGCAAGTAACCTCGAAGGTGATGTTCTGATGACCAACCGCGCAACCGCCACCCAGATCGCTAACGAGCACGCCAGGGCCTCGCGGCCGGACCTGTGGCAGGACGTCAGGAACTTGCCGACATCGGAGCGCAACGGCCTATTGAGTGCGTTGCGGCACGTGTGCAGCTCGACCCGCGCTATGTGCGCCGTAATGGACGCGCAGGATGTGCGGCTACGGGAACTGGAAGACGCGGCAAGGGGAACGCCGGAGGTGAAGACGTGAAGAAGGAATACTAATGCCCGACACCGTAGACACCCCGAGCCTCGCGTACGACGAGATGAATGAGGATTACTGGGAACGGATCCATTCGTTACGCGGCATCACGGAGACCGGCCGGCGAGTCGGCGGTACCGAGGCCATGCGGGATGCGGGCCGGGACTATCTCCCACAGCATAGCGACGAAGAGGATAAACAGTGGGAGTACCGCCGGAACCGCTCGTTCCTCATGCCGGCCTACGACGACGCCATTCTGAAGATGAAACAGAAGCCGTTCACGAAGCCGGTCTTGCTCAACATGGACCTGCCGGAGAAGCTCGCCCCGTTGACCGCGAACATGGACTATAGCGGGCGCGGGTTGACGCCCCAGGCGAGCGACGTCTTCGACGCGGGCGAGGACTACGGGTTCACGCATCTGTTTGTGGATTTCCCCACGACGGGAGGCATCCAGACCGAGGGCCAGGAGAAGATGCTCGGCATCCGGCCGTCCATCATCCACTACACGCCGCCGTCCATCATCGGCTGGCAGACCCGGAACGGCGCGGCCGGCCAGAAGATTCTGTCCGAGGTCCGCATCAAATACGATCAGATCGAGCGGATTGGAGATTACGAAGAAGCCGTCATCAAGTATGTGCGCGTCTTCCGCGAGGCGGACTGGGAGCTGTGGCGCAAGGGGCCGAAGGACAAAGAGTTCTTCCCATTCGATGCGGGCGGGCATACCTTTGGCGCCATTCCACTGGTGACCATCTATTTCAAACGCACCGGGTTCATGACCGGGGCACCGTGTCTCCAGGGGCTCGCGGAGGAGAACGTCAACCACTGGCAGCTGTTCAGCGACTACAAGAACTGCCTTCATTTCAATTTGAGCCCGACGGTGGTGTTCGAGAAGTGCGGTGATGCCGAGGGCGTTGATAAGGTGGCGATAGGCTCGAGGCGTGGCCTTATTGTCCCGGGTGACGGCACGGCCAAAATCCTCGAGACCTCCGGCAGCGCGTTGGGGGCCGGCCGCGAGGAACTCGAACGCTCCGAGGCCCGGATGCGTAATCAGGCCATGGAGCCATTCGTCCAGAAGACCGGCACGCCCACGGCCACGTACTCAGGCATCTCTGAGAGTCACAGTAAGGCGAAAATTATATCCGACGTACGGACCCTGGAACTGGCGTACAGGCAGGCGATTGGCTACGCCTACCGATGGGTCGGCCTGGAGATGCCTGACGATTTCTCCGTCAACATCTTCGACGACTTCTCGCTGGCGGTGAAGTCCGACGCGGACCTGAAGCTCTTCCTTGAGATGTACGACCGAGGGGTCATCGACGACGAGACGCTCCTGGAGGAGGTCAGGCGGCGCGGGATATTCGACGAGGGCACGACGGTCGAGGAAATCATGAACCGGGTAGCAATGCAGGCACCGAAGATGGACCACGCCAGCATCGGCGTCGGAGAGATGGGGGTGAGGGTGTGAAATAACTTCTGGCTATTCCCCGTGCATCGGGTCGTCACCGAAAACGGCCTGACCCCGACGCAGGACTTGATGCGACGGCTGCGATGGGACCCCGTGAAGAAGAGGCTTTGCGTATTCTATCGGCCGACAAAGAAGCCGGATGAGAAGTTCATCGAGATACCGCTGGATAAGAGAGAGGCATAACTATGGCGTGGGTAACCATGCGAGATGGTGACGAGCCGGTGGCGATTAACACGAAGCATATTCAACACGTCGAGGGCTCGGGCGAGGAGACAGACATATACTTCACGGGTTATAAGCGCCAGACCGAGATGCCGCTGACCATCAGCAACTCATTCGACACCGTCATGAGCGGCATACACAAGGCGGAGGAGGCCGCAGGTGAATAACCTCCCGCCCCCCGACAAGTTCAAGCCGCAGCCATGCTCTGGTCCGTGTTGCGGTAACCCGAGACGGCACTTCGGGCAGAGGACGGTTCAGGAGTTGAGACAGACGGCATGATAGCCAAACGCAAACACCTCATCAAGCCCGGCAAATACGGCCCGCTCGAGGCAGAGGTCTCCGTCAACACGGCAATCATGGACCGCTTCATTGCCCACGACCACCTCATCGAGCGCCTGAAGAATCAGCAGGTCCGGGAGATCATCGGCTACCTGAACGCCGAGGTGCTCGAGGACCTGATGGACGATATGGAACGCCGACTGATGAAGATTCGCTCGCGCGGTCCCGGGGCTCGGGCCTTCCGGACCAAGGCGCTGGCGGGCCTCCAATCGTCGGTCCTCAAACGAATGACCAAGGGGTTCTCCGGCGCGCGGGATTTGCTCGCCAAGGAACTCAGAGAAATAGCGCTGGCCGAGGCACGTTTCAGCATCACAATCCTGGGTCGTAGTGTCCCATTTGATTTTACCGGAAAGGTGCCTCCGGCCTCCGCATTCCGCCGCATGGTAGCGGCCGAGCCGTTCAACGGATACACGCTCAAGGAATGGTTCGGCGACATGGCAAAGTCGAACGCCGGGGCCATCAATCGACAGGTGAACATCGGCCTGGCCAACGGCGAGACCACGGAACAGGTCATGCGGCGTATCCGGGGCACGGCGGCGGCGCGGTTCAATAACGGGACGGCCGGCCAGATTCGACGCGGGGTGGAGACGATTACGCGGTCGGCCGTCGGCTCGAAGGCAAACGGAGGGCGGCGGCTGGCGCATGAGGGCAGCCAGGATGTGGTGAAGATGGAACGGTGGGTTAGCGTCTTGGACGATAGGACCTGTCCAGAATGCGCTGCTCTTGATGGTCAGACGTTTTCGGTTGGCGATGGGCCACAGCCTGGGCACCATTTGAGGTGCAGGTGCTCTCGGTCGCCGGTCTTAAAATCCGCACGCGAGCTCGGCGTCAAGGGCCTCGACCCGATTCAGCGCCGCTCGATGAATGGTAAAGTGCCGGAGGCCACCACCTATCACCAGTGGATTAAGAAGCAATCCGCCGCCGACCAGAAGGAGTTCCTCGGGCCGACCAGATATAAGTTGTGGAAATCCGGAAAAGTGAAGTTAGATAAATTCGTCAATGACGGGCAGCTGTTGACGCTGGATGAGTTGAAGGTGAGAGAAAAACTGTAACGCTACCAATCGCAGGATGCGGGTAGCACAACACAAGTGCCGGGCGGGATACCCGGTGGGCAATTTCGGAGACTAGGAGGCCATGGGATATGGCATTGAAAGCAATTCTTGAGTCACTGGACGGAATTGAAGAGTCCGTCCATGACCACTACACCGAGACCGAGGACGGGAAGTTCCGGCTCGATGTTGATTCCGTAACCGGCTGGGCACTGGAAGACGTGGCCGGCCTTAAAAAGTCGCTCGCCACCGAGCGCAAGGGCAACCGGGAGGGCTCGTCCTTCAGGAAGAAATACGAACGGGACGGCGATATGCTCGACCCGGACGAAGCGTGGAATGCGCTGGACAAACTGAAGGAACTGGAGGAGAACCCGCCCGGCGACGGCGACAAGGACGAGCGGCTCCAGAAGTTGACGGACCAGTACTCCGAGAAAGAAAGCAAGCTTCTGGACAAGCACCGCAAGGAAGTCGAGGACCTGAAGAAAGAACGGGATGACATCGACAGGCAACTCGACAAGACCATCGTTGACACTGCCATCCTTGCCGGCATCAACAAACACAAGGGCAAGGAGCGGTGGATTAAGCCCGAGGCGCGGCAGTTCGTCAAGGCCGTCAAGGGCTCGGACGGCAAAAAGGTTGCGCGGGTCTTCGGCTCGGACAGCGAGGAACGCATCACGACGAAGTCCGGCTCTCAGGACCCGATGTCTGTTGAGGAATACATCGGGACGCTCAAGGATGACCCGGAATTTGCGGACGCCTTCGACGGGTCCGGTGCATCGGGGAGCGGTGCAACGGGCGCGGACAAGACGACGGGCGGCACGAAAATCAACTCGAAGTTGCCGCCGACTGAGCGGCTGAAACAGATACGTCAACAGGAGAAGAACAAGTAAACGCATTTTAACCCACACGGCGAAGAGGTGGGATACCGAGTTACGCAGCGGGACGCCAAGTAACGAACGCCGGACATCAACGAAAGGCACGTTACTATGGCACTCACGCTACTTGAGGCGTCCAAGCTCGAGGGCGGCACCGAACACAAAAAGGCGGTAGTCGAGCTTTACTCGATGTCATCCGACATCGTGTACAACCTGCCCATCGTGGACATCAACGGCGGGACCTATCGGTACGACCAGGAGAACACGTTCCCGGGTATCGCGTTCCGCGGCGTCAACGGGTCCTACACCGAGAACACCGGCGTCGTCAATCCCCAGACCGAGAACCTGGTCATCATGGGCGGTGACATCGACGTTGACAACTTCATTATCCAGACCCAGGGCGCGGACAGGCAGGCCGTGCAGGAAGCCATGGCAATCAAGCACATGGCGCACTTCTTCACGTACTACTTCATCAAGGGCGACGCGGTCTCCCAGTCGAAGCAGTTCGACGGTCTCCAGACCCGACTGACCGGCAACCAGCTCATCCACAACGTCACGACTTCGGGCGGCGCGGCCCTCGTGCTGGCGAAGTTGGACGAACTGATTGACGCGATCGTGGAGCCCACGCACCTCGTCATGTCCAAGGCGGTGCGGCGCACGCTGACGGGCGCCTCCCGGAGTTCTTCTGTGGGTGGATACATCACCTACGACAAGGACGAGTTCGGGCGCACCATCACGAAGTACAACGACCTCCCGATTCTACTCACGGACGGGAACTCGGACTACTACGCCACCACGGCCTACGACGAGGCGGACTATGGCGCCGGCGGCACGTCCAGCACCTCGGTCTACTGCGTATCCCTCAAGGAAGGCCACCTCACCGGCATCCAGAACGGGCCGATGCGCGTGGCGGACCTCGGCGAGCAGGACTCCTCGCCGGTCCGGAGAACCCGGGTCGAGTGGTACATGTCCATCTGCCTCGAGCACCCGAAGGCTGCGGCCAGGCTCGACAGTGTCATTGCTGGCGAGGCTACCGCGACGTAGTGAACTTGGAAAACAATCTCTGAAAGGAGTGATTGAAAATGACAGTACCCACCCGAGGGACTTTCGACGACGACATGCAGTTTAAGGATGCCGGCCTGGTCGGTGACACTGACGCAGCCGGGACCGTGTCGTCTGTAGCCAAGGTCATCGACGTCGGCAGTTCAACCACGAAGATCCGGGGCGAGATGATTATCGACGTCTCCGCACTGGAGATCGCGTCGAATGACGAGATTTACGACATCATCATTCAGGGTTCCACCGTGGCTGCGTTCGCCACGGACACGGCCATCGTGGACCTGTGCAGCCTGACGCTTGGTGCGGCCGAGGTCCAAAGGTCGGACTGCAACGCCGACAACACGACCGGCCGGTATTCCCTGCTTTTTTCCAACGAGCACGCCGGGACGATTTACAGGTATCTCCGTATCTACACGGTGACAACCGGCACCATCGCCACCGGCATCAACTACACCGCACACGCGGTTCCCATCGCGGACGTTTAGGAGGTGATACGTGGCAATAAGAGAGTTGCCAGAAATACCAGATAATCGGATCGACAGAGTGGCCGACCGAGTTCAGGTCTGGAGTATTCCGGACAAGAAGTGGATTACCCGTGCGCCTATAACGGCACGGGAGATGATCGAGCGTAGGGTTGCCTTGCTGGATGCACCAGAGCAGGCGCCCCCGATGCCCGACCCGGAGGGGTACAAGGCGCCGGGCGTGAAGATGGCATCCACTTCGATGGGCTCGGACAAGACCAAGTCGGAATCCAAGAAGTAGCGGCTTGCGCCCTGGTTATTACGGCCGGGGCGCGGCCCGCTCGCCTACATCGTTAACCAGCGGCTGAAACTTCAGAGAGCGGGGAGGTGACAGATGGCGTCTAGCTTGGTCGTAGAAACGGGGGCCGGGGTCACATCCGCAGACACGTACGTCAGCACCGCGAATATATCCGTCTGGCTGGCTCTCTACTACGCTGCCGCCACCTTCACCGAATGGACCGACGCCGAAGACGCCACAAAGGACGCATGGGCACGCTACGCCCGCCTCTACCTCGACGAGAAATACAAGCATCGCTGGCGTGGCACGAAATACGACGAGGACTATGCGCTGCCGTGGCCTCGAACAGCATTCAACGATTCCAACGGCCATGAGATTGACTCCACCGACGACGGCGACGGAATGCCGGATGGCCTCACCGCCGCGCAAGCATACCTCGCGTGGAGGGCCTCGAAGGGGGACACGTTCTTCCCGGTCAACGAGAACGCGGCGGCCAAGTCCAAGTCATGGTCCAACCAGTCCGAGTCCGGCTCGGAGGTCTTTGTCGGCGGTGGCGCATCAAAGGACCTGAAGACCTATCCCATGGTTGACCGGCTTCTCTCTGAATATCTCCAATCCGGCTTCTACGTGGGGCGGTGCTGAATG